TTATGGAGATTACACATTAATTAGCCCTCCTCTCGGTGGGCTTCCCTACCACGTCGCCCGGCTTCTTCGTGTTCGCGTACCCATTTCATGTGCCTGCCGGGAAAATCTCCGGTAGATCCATCTAGTACACACTTTGTCGCCGAAACGATTTTTGTAGCATTGGCGCCACAACCGCACCTACTGGTTGTAGTTGTGCCTTCTACAAATTCTTCAAAGATATGACCATTCTCACAACGAAAGTCAAATACCTTCATTTTCTTTTTCTAGCTCGTTAAAGCTAGTTTCCATATTGTTTTCAAAGTTCAACAAATATGCCAACACTTTTAGCTGACCTTTGCGAATAAACAGGTCTTCGCTATCTTTTGTGTTTTCAACGCTATTAATAAGCATAGCGTTTTGTTTTAGCTCTTCGATTAACTGTTTCCAGCCTTCCGTCCGAAACAGGTCAAAGTATTTGCTGTAATACTCTTCTACTTCTTTGTCCATTGAGGCCATAGGGTTATCTCAAAGTTGCGTTGTATATCTTTGCGGAATAAAGGTCAAGACTTCTTTGTTGTCTTTCGCCTGCGACCCGATGCAGTGACCGCATATTTCACTCGCTTTGGCCCTGTTTTCTTAGCCTTAGCGGCATCTTTCTCTGCTTTTGTCATTTTTGCAGCTACCTTCTTGGGCCTACAGGCTGGGTATGGACGCTTTGAGCCTTTAGCTTTTTTACGGCCACAAGGCTTACCCGTCTTAATATCAACCCATTCCTCGTTAAACCACTTGGTTAAGCCGCCTTTTGACTTAGGCATACGTCCCACCGCGTTTTTTATACTCCCGCACTAACCACGCATTTGCATAAGCACTGGGGTATACGTCAAACTTTTTCTTAGCTTCAGCCTTTACGCGGGCATACAGCGCTTTATTCTTAGGCGTTGGGCTGCCGGACTTTTTTTTTGGCTTAGCCTTTTTTTTAGCCGGCATTACTTCTTTGCCTTTTTCTTAGCTTTTTTCTTTTTCTTGGCTGGCTTTGATTTATATGCACCCATTCCGTAACCCATAACCGCCTCCTACTTGCCCTTGTGGACTTTTTGTACTTCAAAGTTTGCTGACTTAGACGCGCCTTTATGCGGCTTATAGCCACCTGACGGGTCTTTCATCAGCTTAAATGACTTGCCTGACTTCATCCAGTGATAGCCTTCTGGCGCCTTAACCTTCATATCATCACCACTTCTTGCAAGACCAATATCTTGCTGTCAGCTTACTCGGAGGACTTGTATCACACTTATGCCTAGCCCGGAAAGACTTTCGCCTAGCGGGCTGGTCTTTCTTAATAGTCATCTTGGCATCGCCAAAACGAATGGTCTTAGTCTTGTCGCCCACCTTCGCTACTACTACAAACTTCTTGGTCGGATGGCTCGGAGTTCGCTTCGGTTTGTTGTATCCGCTTACGCCCGCGCGTTCCAGCTTTGGGTCTTTTTTCTTCGCCATTAACCTTCTCCTCCAAGGAGTCTAAGCGCTTCTGGAGCCATGTTATTTTGTCTTCCTGATCCTTGAACGCTTGGTTGATTTGGCCTAGTAGTTTGTTCATTTCCGTTGGTGTCATTAACATTGCTTGGCTTAGCCTCTAGCTGTCGTTTTTTCAAAAGCCTATCAGCAACCTTCAATCGGCGCTCGAACTCTTTGTCCTCTTGATCGCCTTCTTTCAGGTTTCGGGTGATTGCATTGATCTTGTCAATCTCAAGCTCTTCAGGCGCTATCTGAGCCTCTACAGCAAGCTTAGCGGCTCTGGCCTGCGACTCTGCCGCCTGACCATTAAGTGCATTGGTCTGGCTCTGCTGAAGGGCCAGCTGCGCTTGCTGAGCCATCATCGCCATTTGCTGGGCCTGCGGATTAGGTTGTCCAGCCTGTTGCATTGCCGCAATTAACTCTTCGCGGTTGCTCAGGTTCATGTTGTCAATAATGCTTTGGATAAGAACAGGATACAACGGGCTATCCTGCTGCATGGTTTGAAGCAACTGCACCAACTGGGTTACTTCGTATTCTCTAGCAATAATGCCTAGCGTACTGGTTGCCGTAAACTTATAGTCAGCTACCGGATAGTTTTCCGGGTCAAACTGCATATATCTATGAGCGGCTTTAGTTACAAAAGGCAGTAAAAACGACTGCTGGAAATTTATGAGAGTACGCTTATGACGTTTAATAATGGCGCCCAAAGACATAGATATGCCAGCAGCTGTAGCCTCTCCATTAACTTGTCCAGCAATTCCTGCGGAGTCAACTGCGCCAGTCGCCTGCTGAACCATCTGCTGTAAACTCGCAGCCTGCGCAAACGTAATCTGTCCAACTTGACCAAAGTTAAATGGTTGAAGAACCTCACGGGGGTCTCCGTTCGTCAAAATCATCTTGCCGGGACGGACTTCAGGCTTAGCGCCTCTAGGAAGCCGTGTAGCGTCCACAGCAAGCATTGGGTGAATAGTTAGGCTCAGGGCATCAATACGCGCTCTAAGCTCTGTATCAAGCGCCTTCTGGCTGTTATAGCCCTTCTCGCAAACGCCACGACCCCAGAAACGGCCCGGCACGACATCCCAAGGGAACGCTACGACAGGTCGATCATTCATCATGTAAGGGTTTGCTTCGGCTTTTAGCAATGTTCCGCCGTTAGCAATAACCACGATAGCCTCGACGTACATAGAGTCTTCTTCGACTTCTATGTCCTCGGCCTCTAAAAGCTCGCGGGGAACAAGGCCATAATACTTGGTTAGGCGAACCTTGTCATCATTATAGATCGTTAGGTCTTGATCTGGCTCAAGATCGGTATCAGCAGCGGCAGAATCAATCATAGCTTGACGATATACCCCCTGCTCTTGAAGGATCTCTACGCTATGCTTGCTCACAAATTCATCAACCGCTACGCCGTATGCGTCTTCAACTGAAGTTGCTACGGGGTCAATCAAAAAGTTCTGTGGCAATACCGGCTTTAACTTTACGACTACACGGTCAGTAATATTGACGCCAACAGCCTGAAGGTCTCCACCCATGATCGGCTCAGCCGCTGGAGCCATTTCTTTAATCTCTTCAAGAATTACCTCCCCAATACCTGTGCCAAATACCGCTGAGTTAATCAAGCATTCAGCAACTGCCTTACGCACTTTGCAGGCTTCAAAGTCTTCGGTAAGCTTTTTTCTAAGATACATGGCATCTTGCTTCTGACTGTCCAAGACATCATCAGCAATATCAAACCATTTACCCCGGCCAAATGTCGCCTCTTCTAGCTCGGCTACATTAGAATCTACAGCCTGCTGAAGCGCAGGAGAGATAATGCGAGAACGCTCCGATGCTCTTTCGGAGTCAGCAGGATCCCATTGACCTCGCCATAACCGATAGTATTCCTCAAAACTTTCTTCATAATTTGATTCATAGTAATCACGCCAGTTTTCACACTTGGTCATTACCCACTCTTCAAGCGACTGCTGCGCCATTAATGGGTCTGGACTGTAAATTTCTTCGGCCATTTTAATATCCCGCTACCACATCTAAGATTTCGTGGTCATCAATTTCGTATTCGTAGTCATACGCAACCTGAGCTAACTGGTCTATATACGCTAAAGCATCGACTAAGTCATCATGTGTTAGCGCATCTGGAAACTGAAACAGCTGATCTAGGAATCTATTGTTCCACTCGCCCCGATTTAATTGTATGTAACCGTTTTCAAATCGACCTTGTAATGCCCACATTACGCGGTCTGTTTTCTTTTTGTTTCCGTGTGTTAGTTCTTCTACACGAAAAAACGTTCCGTACCGCTTCATCAAGTCTGTAAGCGGCGACATTACTGCCTGTTTTGCAATACCTTTTTCTATTCCAACGCTGACAGGACGATAATCCCTAACAGCTTGAAATATCTTCATGGCCGTTTCATTTAGATCCCAGCGACCATAAATTATATTTTCAACGTGCCAGCCATCGGGGCTAACCTTAGCCACTGCTATAGCTGTTTCATCTAACTTGGTGTTTTTAGTGCGCTTTTTGTTTATATCCTCAAAGCCTGCTAAGTCAACGGCGATATAATAATCGCCTTCGTCCGGTGTGTCACCAAAACGAATCCAATCTTCTTTAAACATTTCGGAGCCTCTAGCTTCAAATGACGCCATAAACTCCTGTCTAAAGGCATAGCTCGACATAGACTTCTTTGCTAAATCTATTTCTTTTGCATCTAATATCGAGTTGTCGTAGCTCGTAAAATGCCACGCCTTATAGGTTTCATCATCGTTTAACTCCGCATACTTATAAAGTTCGTAGAAATGGTTTCTACCCATCGGAGTTCCGATAAACAACGCCGAGCCTTTTTGGTCAGCCAGCGCTGGTCTTAGAATCTGCTCCCATACGTCGGGCTTCATGTCGGCGTATTCGTCCATTACAAGAAACTTTAGGGACACACCGCGCATGGTTTCTGGTCTGTCAGCACCCTTAAGGCTAATAGTGGCGCCGTTTACCAGTTTAATCTGGAGGTTGTTGATGTGAGATCCCGCGATTACGGGGTGGCCTAACTCCATAAGGGTCTGCCACATAATATCGCGAGCCTGCCCCTGAGTTGGGGCTACATAAAATACATGGCCTTTATCTGCCTGTAGACCATTAATAATTAGCATCCATGCTGCTAGGCGGGACTTCCCTGTCCGCCGCCCAGCCGCTACTACCTTAAAACGAGTAGGATCGGAAAAAACACCCTGCTGCCAATCAAGCAGCTGTACGTTTAGGTCAGTCAAACTTAACCTTCCCAGCCCTCGTCAAAGCTGTTGTATACGCCGTCATTGTTGGTATCGCACTGGCTATCCCAAGTCATTTGACCAAAAGTAAAACCATTCGACCACGGCACAAATGCCTTACACCAGTCATGCGATCCGGGCGTCAAACCACTAGTTGAGCTTACCTCTTGATCCCGTTTAGCATTTGGGGCCAACGGCGTAAAATATACTGCACCATTGGCATACACCCTTTTGGTAAAAACAATTTCGTTTGTAACATAAACATTCTGTCCATCTGGAACCGTATAGCTAGAACCATCTGGATAGTCAATGTAAGTAGACGCATTAGCGTTCATCATAAATACAGAAATAAATGCTACGGTAAAACAACCTAGCGCTACTTCATAAATGTTTTTCATTTGTTAGCTCCCGTTAAAATTGATAAGTGATGTTGGTGCTGGTATTAAATCAAAGGTTACAACTACTTCTAAATTTCCTGCGCTTGTTGCTTGGCACTTAACCACCTCTCCTTGGTGTAAAACAAACATAGGGCCACCACCGTTACTCAATGTTTCTTTACCTCCTCCAGCCACGTTAGTGCCGTCAAAGATGTACGCTTGTGGCGTTCCAGAAACATCCCAGTACAAATCAATGCTGTTCGTAGAGCCACCGTGGTTAGCTATAAACACGTAGTTAACAATTGCGTGAAACCCGTTAGGGACAGTAAACAACGTGGTAAGCGCTGTGTCTGTGAGTGTTGTGTGCTTTGTGTATAGCATTAGTAAGTCCAGACAAGGGGCAAAGAGTCCCGAGTATCAACATGAATAAAGGTTTTAGCAACGCCAATGCCAGAAAATCCCAAATTAAAAGCAGTAGTTAATAGTGTGTAGCGATGGTGGGCGCTTTCAACTCTGAGGTCAGCGGCAATGCCTTGTGTGTGCGTTCCGGGTTGGGCTTTTGCAATTTCAATTGAGTGGCTAGGGTCACGATATCCCGAGGTGACAACTAGCGGAAAGCCGCACAATTTGCGAAGTTCGTCTACCTTTTCCAAAAACTCAGGATTCATGCGGTTATTGCCGGTCTCTTGGCAATCAAACTCTTCAATCCGAAAATACTTCATTGGGCTGACTCGCTTATTGTTTTTTTGGCCCTGTTAATATCGTTTAGGTACGCCAGCTCACAGTGATCTTTTCCAAAAACAACATCAATAAAAGCATTTAACCATGCCCATGACCTAAATCTAGACTTAAGCCTATGAGATCGGCCAGATATAGACTCGTTAGCATTGTCGCCAAACAAAACAAGTACATTCAAAAGCTGTGAAATAGCATCGCCAACCCTAGTCAAGTAACTAATAAATCCTCTGCCTAGTCGCTCAATTAAACTATCTTGTGACATCTACCGACTCGCCATCAATAATGTTTGATTCTTGAGGCTGGGTAACTTCTGCTGAACCAACACCCGTAATGTTGATTTGAATTGCAGATTTGCCGCCATTCTGGACAATATCCTTTTCAAATGCGGCTACTGGCAGGATTCTATCCATCACCAGCTTCCATGCAGCGGCCTGATTCTTGTGGTCATCATCCATTGCTGCCGCAAATATGGTGTCCATCACTCGCCTAGACTTGGGTGAAGCCAGCATACGGGCTTTATACTCATTGATAATCGCCGCATCACCCTTTGGACGGCCCACTTTATTGCGACCGCCCTTAGATTTTGTAGCTATATCTTTTCTGGTGGGCCTGCCTGAAGCCTGAGTTCTGACTTTAGGCTCTTCGTCATTCGACATCATCTACTTCCGAGTTTGAATCTTCAGCTAAGTCTAACAACTTACGCAAAGTTTCTGCTATATCAGCTAGATGCTCTGCGATTTCCTCCAGAACACCGCCGTCAGGCATTACTTGCCCATCATAATAATGGAGTAGCCACCCATTTTAGGTAGTTCAGTCTCTTCAGGCGTAGCTTTGGCATCATAAATGGTAGACATGCCAGCATCCTGCATGGCCTTGACCTTCTCTTTTGACTTCTCGCACATTGAGTAGTAGT